AGATTGTCTTTGGGTAGGCATCTGGTGCACTGGGCTGGGCCACAATGTCTACTGTTACTATATCAAAGTCGCTTACACGTCCACTTTCGTTAACGTTTCCGCTACCTCTACTTGATACACCCAGTTTCGCCCCTGCTTTTAATAATGCTCTCGCAATATTTCCCATTGGTGTTTCTATGATTTTTAATTTTCCTAAACCGTTTGAGTCATCACAATGCATATCTGTGATTATATGACTCACTCTGTCTAAGTTAATTTGTAATTCTTCTGGATGATCTAACTCACCCATAACAGTTTCACCTTTTGATAGCCTTTCTTTTACACTGTCCACAGCCTTTTGGATTTCTTCTTTGGGATATACTCTACCGTTTTGGTTTTTTACATCACCTTGAATGAATAATCCAGCCATAAATAAGTCTTTACCGTCATTAGATTCCATAATTTGGACTCCTGACGCTTCAGGACTCATATATTCGTATAACTTTCTAGCCATCTTTTACTCCAATCAGTACGTTAATGTACAATTATGCCTTTTTAGGCTCTACGTTAATGTTGTCTGATGGTGTGTTATCTGCTGGTTTGTTGTCACCCATGTTACCTTCGCCGCCATCTTTGTTTTCGATGCCTGCTTTTTGACCGTCAACTACAAATGTTTTCTTAGGTGCATTTGTAAGTGATGATTCTTTGTTGTCTGGGTTTTCGTTTTTAGAAACTTCTGGTGCTTTATCTTGAAGTTTAGTTGCTTCTTCAACAACTTCGTCTTCATCAGCAACTTCTTCGTCTAGATCGTATTCAACTGATTCTAGATCAAGTTCGTCGCCCATTTCAGCATCCATTTCTGCTTCTTCGCCATCTTCGACTTCTTCGTCGTCGTCAGCAAGTAGTTTTTCGAATTCTGCTTTAAGATCTTCAAGCTCATCTTCTAGGTTGTCAACTTTGTCTTCCAAGTCGCCGTCCATTTCTGCTTCGCCTTCTTCTTCGCCTTCTTCTTCACCTACTTCGTCGGCTTCAATTTCTTCTTCATCAGCAAGAATGTCGTCTTCAAAGTCATTGCTTTGATCAATTACTTCGTCAACTTCTAATTCTGCTTCTTCTACAGCCTCTTCTTCAGATTCTTCAGCCTCTTCAACTGCTTCTTCTTCAGATTCTTCTGCTTCTTCAACTGCTTCTTCTTCAGACTCAGTTGACTCTTCAACTTCTTCTTCTTCAGATGAATCTTCGTCTAGAACTTTTTCATATTCTGCTCTTGCTTTAGCAACAACATACTCATGAAGCATTTCTTCCGCTTTTTCATTCTCTTCAGCAAGGAGAAGTTCAAGAATTTCTTCTAATTTACTTCTTGATTCTGACATTATGGCCTCCTTAAATCGAATAAAATGTCTTTTCGTTACAATATCGTAACAATACTCAGTTATACCCACTGAGCCTTGTTTATTACTTATAGTAATGTTGTGTTTTTATGTATAAAACGGTGTTTTTTGAGTGTTTTTGGTGTAATTTATGTGATATGCAAGTTTATTTATCAAAAACTGCCGGATTCTTGTGCCGGTGGGGCATACATCACTTTTTGAAACTTTGCGTGTTCTAACTCTTCTGCTCTTTGCAGTTCTCTGGACTTTCTTAACTTGCCCAGTGTTTCCAGAGTCATTTTTGGCTTTCGTGTGTCGTCCTGATGTTGCTTTTGGAACTCATCAAATTCAGGATTGTAAAATTCATTTAATCTCATATTATAACTCTGGTGTTCCAGGTGTTCCTGGAGGTACATCTGTATTTATGTCTGTGGGTTCTATTTGATTGTCAGGTGTTGCAGGTAAATCACCAAAATCTAAATCTGCACCTGGTGTTACTGCTGATTCTGGTTCGGGTCTAATACCAATATTTCTCAAATCCATCTTGTTGCCATCGTCCACAAACTTCTCATAGCCGTTTTCTTTACGCCATAGTTCTTCATTATCTTTGATTTCGTCTTCAGTTAAACCGAGATATTTTCTCATTTTAAACTGATTACTTAAATGTGGAACAGCGGCTAGAGTGTTATATAAATTAGCTCTTTCGGTATCTAATTGTAAATCTCTGTAACTGCTAAAGTTCATTGGTTTGTTGAATGTAATAAAGAAGTCTGCATTATCTAGTTCTATACCTCTAAATTTTAAGAACATTTTAAACTCTGTATCCAAGTCTTCCTGTATCTGCTTCTGTAGTCTTTCTACATATCTTGCAAATCTGTATTCCTGAATATAAGCAATACCCACTTTACCATCATTATAAACACTACTTCCATCTTCTGGACCAGTAGGCAAGTATGAACTTGGTACTCTGAGACCTCTTAACAATTTGTTGTTAAAATATCTTAAGTCATCTATTTGTCCCAAGTTTTCACCACCTGGTAGTGTATCAACTTTTGAACCTCTACCATCTGCCGTTTGAGCAAAGAAGTAATCTTCCAACATACTCATTGGATTGTAGGCCGCATCAGCAACACTACTACCGTCTGACTTTTTATTTGGTACACGTTTTTGTTGTACTTCGTATTTGACTTGTTCTAAGTATTGTCTTGCTTTGTGTGGTGGCATGTTACCCACATCAATAAAGAACACACGTCTTTCAGGTGCTCTGTGAACTCTGTATATAATAATTGAATCTTCTAATAGTTCTTTTTGTTTGAATACTTTAAATATGGGTTCTAAAATACTTACACCAAAAGGCCAAGCATGATCCATGCCTTCTGTTAAACTTACATGTACAATGTGTTTTGCGTCAACTGGAGTACCCTGATCTACACCATCCACAGCACCTGTTAAATAGTTACCTGTACTTGTACCCACTGGGCTCATAACACCTGTTAAACCTTGCCCTGAACCGTAAGGTCTAGCATGTAAAGGTGCTACACTTGTTGCTACATTTTCTGCAAAATTGGGCTCTAAATTCTTAACAAAATATGTTTCTATCTTTTTGCCTTCGCTTTCATTTACAATTACTTTCTCAATATTTGCAGGATCTACCCAGTATAATTTGTAGTTCTCTGGGTCTCTTATAAAGAATTGGTCACCGTATTTTATAGTGCTACGGAATACTCTAAATGCCCTTTTATGCATTTCATTGAGTCTGCACCATTGTGTAAGGGTTTTATTTAAAATCTTTTGTTCTGTATCTGAAGGATCTCTGTTATAGTTGAGATCAAAAGGAAGTCCGCTGTATTCGTCTTCCTGTGTGCCAAACTCTGCGATTGTGTCCAATGCACTATTGATTTCCAAGTCCTGATCCATTTGATCATACTGGATATATCGCATCAAACGGTTTGGAGAACCAGCATATACTTCTGGTAACCAACTAGCATATCTACTTGTAGCCGCACCAGGACCGCCTGTGTTAGGTTCGCCTGTAACGTTTAGGGGTAGACCGCTGTTATCTACACTTGAAAAATACTTTCTCCAACTCATAAGTTATAATCCTTTTAGTTATAATACACTATTTATCGTATTGTGTCAAGAGTTAATTATGTAATTGAGTATTAATCGGTTGGTTTATCAGATATATTGGAGAGATGTCTATTAGAACGTTTCAGTTCCTGTAGCATGAGAATCATAGTGCTAATCATTTCATTACTACTACTTACATCTGCTATAGCAGACTTTTCGGCCTTTGAAAGCATACCATCATCTGCTAGTGCGGTTGCCCCTTCGTTAATTCTATCCATTGTGAGATTAGAATTGCTATACAAAGATCCTATATCAGAATTAACAGATGCCCTACTTATCTTTCCGCCTGTATATGTATCCATTTGAAGTGGTTTTTGTATTACCACTGAGAAGGGTTCACTAATTGATACTGTCTTAGCCTCTAGATTAAAAATGTTATCACCAGTTGGGTTTGCTTGTTGTGGCTGATCTTGTTCCGCACTATCAAAAAATAGTCCTTTAACTAAACCAATAGCACCACCAACACCTGCGCCTATCGCCGTTCCTAGTCCTGGAATAATACTACCTAATGCGGCACCATATAAAGCATATTCGGCGCCTTGTCCTAAAGTATTCACTGTGCGGCCTGCAGTAGTGTTTAAACCACCAGCAGATTCGGTTAGATAATCAGCACCCATACCTATACCTAAACCGGCCAATCCATAAAGTCCTCCCCTAGGCATTTTGAATCCGGGTTTCGTTGTTGGTGCTTTTGCGTATCTTCCTTTAGAATCTCTGTATCTACCGGACTTCTGATCATAGTACACACCTGCGCCTGTTGTGGCCGCTCCACCTAATAAAGATGCTCCAAGCCCTGATCCAGCAGTTGTCATAGTAGTTAAACCCAATCCAGCCGCCGCTTTTGCAAATAAAGAGCCCATTCCTGCTGTGATAACACTAGCAAATCCTCTTGCTACGGACGTCATGGCAAACAAAGCGGTGAATCCAGCAATAATAGACAATACTACTCCTGGATTAGTAATAACGGCAATGAATGCTTCTTTAATTGCAATACCAGTCAATTTAAGTGCTTCTTTTACTGCTAATATAAAGGCGTTTTTAATACCACCTATAATATCCAGTTTTCCGTTTGTTTGAAACCCTTTTAATAATTCATCAAATATATTATATACATAGTCAATAACAGCATTAAAACCATTCATTATTTTCTTCACAGCAACATCAACACCACCAAGATCATTAATGAATTTGCTAAATCTATCACCAAATCTTTTACCCTGCTCGGCCATATATTCTGCAAGTTTACTATTAGACAGCAAGGATTCAAAGAATTCACTAATACCTTTCATTCCTTTTCCTGCACCACTTGCCAAAGCATTCTGGAATGCACTTAACGATGCTCTAGCCTTGGCTGTTACATTTTGAAATGTTGTTAGGCCTTTTTGTGTATCACTGAATTCCGGCGCAATGTTAAGTGACTTTCTTAATTTTTCTGCCGCGGCACCTGAATTCACAAATGCTTCTACTAATATTTTGCCTGTTCCTGCTAATTCACCACCCACAGAGTCTATAATTGGGATAAGTCTATTAATGGTTGCTTGATCAACACCGTTAAATGCTTCTACTATCTGTAGGGTAGCTCTGTTGGCTTGTTCTACTGTTGATATCTGACCCCTTCTCAGTTGCATGGAAACATCTTTAATTGCTTGTGCGGCTCCAGGAGCAAGTGGGTTTAATTGGTTCACAAAGTCATCAATAGCACCTACACCTGTTGAAGCAATTCTTAATAACCCATCTGTGACTGTTTCACCTGCACCGCCTAAACTGGCAATTAATCCTGAACCCAATAAATTTGCACCTTCTAGTAAATCTTTACCACCGGGACCTAAACTGGAAGTAAAGGCCCTAAATGCTGTATTTCCACTTAAAACATCCTGAGTGTTTTTACGCACCTCATCACTGTTTGCTCCTAATAAGGTTGATAACCGTCTTAAATTTTGGTTAAATACTGCAGAGTACCTGGCAGACTGTTCTGCTGAAATTTGATCTCTTCTCAGCATCATTGTTCTGAACATCAAATCTTCCTGGAAGAACTCTGTTGCTTCATCCAGTGTTGTACCCAAAGCAGTACCATCTTTTGTTAAATCCAAGAATGTTTTAGATGCACCTATTACAGACGATTGCCCCAATATAGCCATTGATCTGGAGTAATTACCCAATACATTTATTGCCTGATCTGTTGTGAGTCCTAGTTTATTAAGACTGATTACATTTTGTTCAGCACTTGCACCAACACCGGAAAGGTTATCACCAAATGCACCACCCACTGCTGTAAGTGTTTTTAAACCTTCACCTAAATTAGTAAATCCTTTTAATACAAAACCACCAGCAAGTGTTCCCAATCCCACCAATGTTGTTACAACGTTAGTGATAATATTTCCTGCTCTTTTAAGATCTTTTTCCATATTATCCAAAATGTCTGCAGTGACCTTATCACGCAGTCTTCCTGATTCCCTGAGGGATTCAGAAAGTGTTTTGGCTAATTGTTTTCGGCTTTCTTCGTCTGTTTTAATACCATCTTTTATGGTTTCTGTTTGGTTCTTAATAGTTTCTTTGGTTTGGTCTGATAATTTTTCTATAGCACCCATTTTTAATGCAATTTTCTCCAGGGTGCTTTCCATGGCAAAATCAGGTATTGTGATTTCGTTGGTAACCTGATTACCATCTATATCATTTGTTTGGATTTTAATTATTGCCATTACCGATTTCTCTATTAAGTGCGTATTTAATTGTGATAAATACTACACGATAAAATAACTTATTGTTATATTTATCAACTTAATTAACAGGAGTTTTAATATGGCAGATAATACTAATCCACTAGCAGGACATTTTAGATCGCCAAAAATATATTCACAAATACCCAGTAAAGGAAAATTTTACACATCAGACATAATTGACATGCCTGAAACTGGTGAACTGCCAGTGTATCCCATGACAGCAAAGGACGAATTAATAATGAAAAATCCTGATGCACTCTTAAATGGTGAAGCAATAGCACAGGTTATCTCCAGTTGTATTCCATCTGTAAAGCAACCTAGACAGTTACTAAGTAATGACATAGACACATTACTAATTGCCATACAAGGTGCAACATACGGTGATGACATGGAGGTTTCCACAACATGTGATAAATGTGGTGAAAACACAACAGCAACCGTGAGTGTTGAAGGTGCTTTAAGCACAATGACAACACTGGAAGAAGCATATCAATTTAATACAGATTCAGGTCTTTTATTTGAAATAAAACCATTTAGTTACGAAACTTCTGTAAAAGCAGGTGTTGCCAATTTTAGAAGTGAAAGAAGTTTGCAATCACTTGCAGAAATTACCGATGAAATAGATAGAATACATGCTTTCAATGCCAGTTTCATAGAGTTATCAGAACTCAACTTTGACATAATGGTGGACAGTGTTGCTTCTATCACAATGGAACAACCTGAAGGTGATGCAGTTGTAGTGACCGACAGACAAAACATCAAAGAATTTTTGGAAAACTGTGAAAGCAAAATTGGAAAACAAATTGAAGAATTTATAGGTGAGATTGGTGCTATTGGTGTTAACAAACAGATGTTAATGTTATGTGAAAAATGTGGTACCGAAGAAGAACCCTATGAGTTTGAAGCACAAATAAACTTTAATCCTGTAAATTTTTTCACGGCTTCCTAGCTCAATCAGAGCCTGAGGAGGTAGTGGCTTACCTTAGGAAGCTCAACGAAGAATCAGAAGCCATTAACAAGAACATAGCAGAAATTGTTGTGTTTAGTAATGGTTCTGTTTCCTGGTCAGAAGCATGGCATATGAGTTTACCTCAAAGAAGTCTTATTATCAAAACACTTAACAAATATAATAACATGAAGTCCGGTAATCCTGTAAGCGAAGAATTATAATAAAAGCATTACTATCTACTGCTTGTAGTTTCAGTGATTTTTAAACCACATTTCCAATCTAACGGAGTATTATTATAGACCCTTCGGGTCTTTTCTAACTGCGTCATTTCGTTTCGTTTCACTCAACTCAATTACTTGTTAGAAATCTTTTCCGTTATCATGTATGTTGGAGTCATAACTCACCTATACAGGTGAGTAGTGATGTCATCATGTGATGCTGTCATCATCTCAATCTCGGGTGCTGTTAAGAAGCGGTGGGCCTTTACTCCTCATACACTACCGTCACTGTTGTCCCACGGAAACCTGTATAACCTAGATGAGTTTAGTTATACTGATTCTCAGGTTGCTTTTTCTCAGAGCCTGAATCGTTTAATACTGTTTGTCGTGTTTGTATCTCATTTGCCGCCATACATCTCCAGAATCTCGCACCGGGTGTTTCCATTGCCGGATTGTCAGGGAGCCAGATTTTATTTGCCTCTGTTAGGGCTGGTGTATGGTCCTATGTGTGTGCCTTGTGTGCCTTGTGTGCCTAAATTTGTGCCTAGCACTCCTACTTATAATTTCTTTAATGACTCTCGCAAAATTTCTGAACCGCCTACCCTTACATTGATAATTCCGTTGTAATATGCATCACTTAACAGAACTTTTCTGTCAAATTGTTCTTTGGCTTCCAGATAACTGGCAACTCCTCTGCTTGGACACATGTATAGAATTTCTCTGGTAAATTTATCCTCACCTAGTTTTACAACATCTTCTTTGAGATGATCATTACTGCCCCAATAAGTTTGCCAGTCACTTTCTTTAGTTCCTCGCCTTTTATTCTTTTTGCCTTTTAAGGGTGGTTTGGTTGTTTTGAATTTGGCTAATTTTTTACCAACATACATTTTACCATTTGTGTTATTGGTTATCAGATAAACGAATGCTTCACAATCGTCTGGTAATGTTGTTATTTTTGTATTTTTATAAAGCCAATCAGCCATCAAGATACTCAGTGTCCGTGTTGTACATAGTGAAGCCGCCTTCTTTTACGACTGTCAGTACATTATTTACACGTCCAACAAGTTCTTCTTTGTGAGAAATGAGCATGATGTTTTTGCCTTGTTCCCGATGCATCTTTTTAAGTATGCCAAGTGCATTTTCCACACCCATAGTATCCATACCGGAATCTATAAGTTCGTCAATACACATCAAGTTCATAGGCCTGTTTAAACTTTCATACATGTCTCTGAATGCCCAACTTAATCCAAGTATAAGTCTGTTACGTTCACCTCTACTTAAATTATCAAAGTCTAAGTCTCTGCCATATTCTGTGATTTCCACACCCAAATCACTTGCAAATTTTACATCATGTGGAAGTCCTAACTTATCCAAATAGTGTGCCAATCTGTGATTTAAGTATGCTATGTTCTGATCTATAATCTTTTTACGGATAAAACTGTCTTTGCTTGTAAGTAGTTTAAATAAAAACTCCTGATGCTCCTGTAAATAAGTTAATTCATTCATAGTTTCAAAACTAATTTCCTGAATACCAGTAGTTTGTAATCCTTCTATTTGTTCTATGTAAGGATTTTCTTCTAATGTTTTTTCCTGCAACTGAGCAGTCATTGTTTCCAAATTGTGTTTGTGCTGTAGGGCATCTTCCAATGAACTGTAATGTACTTTGGGTTCTTCAGGTAAATCAAAAGATTGCTTTTGTTCAGTCAATGTCTCAACTTTTATTTTTAATTCATCATAGTATTCTTGCTCTGCTAAAATCTTATCACCAAGTTCCACAGTGTATTCTTCGTGTGTTTCCAAATGTGTTGTTCCTTGTCCACAAGCAGGACAAACACCTGATTTAGCATCTTCTAAATTGCCTTTTAATTCTTCTAATTTTTCAAAACTTCTGTTTAGAGATCTTTCTGCAGTATCTAAGTCATTTGTTATTGTTTGGAACTTTGATTTTTCTTCTTTTAATGTGGATAATATTTTATGATTTTCTAATTCAGCATCAATATCTATTTCTTCCAGGCTAACTATTGCTTCGCCTATTTCCATAATTTTATTTTCTTTGTTCTTTTCCCAGGCTTTACTGCGACTTTCTATTTCTCTGATGTTTTGTTCTATACGTTTATTACTGTTTTCAATAGCATTAATTGTAAGTTCTTCTTCACGTATATTATCTCTGGTTTCTTTTTGTCTCTCTTTTAATACTTCTGCTTTTTCTGATAACTCTGTTATACCCAACAACTGCTCAATCATATCACGTTGATCATTGTTTTTCATGCTTAGGAACGGCTCAGTGTATGTGTTGAGAGCAATCAAATGCTTGAACATATTGTGTGGAAAACCAATTATTCGTTCTATTTCTTTTTGTGTTTCTCTACTGTCACCCTGTTGCTCGCCCTGTAATGCATCTTGTCCATTTACAAGAAGTCTCAAAACATTTGGCCTTCTGCCACGTTCTATTCTGTACTCTATACCTTCTATTTCAAAATCAACAGTAGTAATCATACCTTTACCATTTGTTTTATTGATAAGGTTATCACGTCTAATGTTTGTTAGTGCTTCGCCGTATAGAGCATAACTGAGTGCATTAATAATTGTAGTTTTACCAGTACCGTTTCTACTACCATCGCCACCCATGTCCAAGTTGTGACCTAACACAAGAGTAAGTTGACAGTTGTCAAAATTAACCGCTTGAGTATTGTTACCAACACTCATAAAGTTTTTTGCTGAAACGTTTTTAATTTTTAGCATTTTTTTCGTTCCAATCCTTTAAAAATAATTTGTCTGCTTGACGTTGAAAACTTTTTTCAAATTGTTTGTCAAACCAACGTCTAAACCATTGTCTCAATTTGCCCATTATTGTGTCTCTATGCTATTATAAATGTCTATGAGTTTTTGTTTGTCAATTGAATTACTTTCTATTGTTTCAAGTTGTTGTATAACAATTTGATCAACACTTTCAAAACTTATATCGCCACCTTCAAATTCCTCTTCTTCTTTTACAGGAATCAATTGTAATTCTCTAACATTGTATTGTTCTGCAAATTTTTCTCTGATAAAGTTTGCTTCTTCATAACTGATACTGATATCAAGTTTTACCCTTGCATAAGTGTATTCATCCAATACGTTTTGGTGATCATCTAAAAGTTGTTTTAAACTGAATGTTCTGTATTTGGGACATTCCTGCCAATTAACATATTGTGGTTCTTCGCCCCATGTTAAAAACATTGCTCCTCTTTCTTCATCACCAACATCTGCGTAATTGTGTGGAAAGGCATTTCCAATATAATGTATGTTATTTTTGTACTGACGTTTGTGGAAGTGGCCACTAAACACATACTCAGGACCTGATAGATGTTCTGCCTTTATACCGCCGTGATCTGGCATTTCTACCATGGCATTCATTTTAAAGTAAGGCAGTTCAAAATGTCCAAACATATATTTGACATCATACTTCATTACCTTTTTGTGTTCATTGCCCACTAACCAAGGAATAATAGCAACATCATCTTGAATGAAATGTTCGTCCACCATTACAAAGTTAGACAAATCTCTGGCATACTCAATACTGTTTAGATCACGTTTTTCTCTGTAATATAAATCGTGATTACCTGTAATAAAATAAACAGTTTCAAATGCACCATTTAATTTTTTAAGATCACGAATAGTTGCATTCATTGTGGCAACATTTACACTTGCTCTGTGATGATGCCAGTCGCCTAAAAATATACAGGTCTCTGCATTCCTGGCCTTTGCTTCAGCAATAAACCAATCGATATATCTCTCGCAATCGCTAAGATGTAATCTGCTGTTCTGTTTGAGCCCGTAGTGTATATCAGTAAAACAGGCCGCTGTTTTAAAAAGTTGGGCCATTTAGTTTACGTCGTCTAACTGTTCTTTTTCTGCAGATTCTCTCATAATCCGCATTTCTTCTTCGTGTTGAATTTGTCTGCCATAACTTGGAAGATGTCCACTGTCAATGAGAATATCATCTCTGATTGCTTGGTTTCTTTTTTCCATGTTAAGAACTCTGGTAAAACTGTTGTTTACTGCCGCAGTATAGTAAGCAAATGGATTATCTGATTTTGCTTCATTAAATTGTAATCCAATTTGTGCTAATTGCAGTATTGCTTGTCCACGCATTTCGTCCACATAAGTGTAACCACGCCAGTTTGCTCTGTGACTGTATCGTTCCACTAGTTTTAAAAACATGATACCCAGTTTGTTTGTAAGTGTTCCGTGATCAACACTAAACTGACCATTGCTCAAACTACCCTGCCAGTGACTTCTAGCAACTTCTTTGATTTCATCATTTATGTAAGCATAGTGTTTAAATGAAGGAAAGTTAACTCTTTCCTTAGTTTCTGCTTCGTTTTTAGGATTTTTCTTTCTGCCAGGAGCATCAGGAATATGTTCCATAGTCATAACACGAAAAACTAAATCTTCTTTGTCTATACTTTTTGGGTCAACCGCAAACTCTTTTTGCTTGGGTTTATTTTTATAATCCTTAGGATCATGCAATGCCATTGCGGCTTGATATCCGTTATACTGAATTTTGGCCGCTTTGTTTTCTCTGGCGGCTTTAATGCTATTTCTGTTGATTTTCTTTACATCTTCCAAAATAATATCAAATTCAGCATATTTTTCGTCTGCTAAGTAGCAGTAGGTCATTTTGCTTTTATGTATTTCTTTTAGAATATCTCTGTTATTCAGATAATTGACTTTTTTAGGCTGTGCCATTAACTCTCCTCAAAATTATCGTTCATTTATATTGTTAGTATTATACACAGTATATAGTGTATGTCAAGTAGTATTTATGAAAACTG